TACAGGGCTTTTGCTTGTCATTATCTGGCTTATGAATTTCTGTTTGTTTTCAATTAACTGCCATGAGTAGCTGTCGAATGTATTTTCGGTTATGTAACGGAATATCTTTACCTCCTGGTTAATGTTCCCCTGCCTTAAAATCCTGCCTTCCTGCTGCTCAATGTCAGTCGGTCATTTTTTGCGGACAGTTCAATACAGTCCTATAATAATCATTAGATTTATACATGATAAACTCTTATTTAGTTCTTACCTAATCCAATTAAAGTTCAAAAAGGTAGTGAAACCCACAAACCAATACAAAGATTGGATTGTAGGTTTTATTTTTGATGCTTATATATAGAAATTGGAACAATTATTAAAATCAATTAATGGTCAACCAATATTCTTGAGAGTTCCTTAGAAAGTTTTATTTTTAAATCATCATAATCATCATATAGAACAATGCGATTCTGCTGTATATCGAAAGGAGCATTTTTTATTGCTTTGCTAATTATGATTGTGGGTTTACTGAGCGCATGTGCTATGCCTAATTCGTAAAACACATTAGGATTCTTTCCATCAATATTAGCGATTATCACTCTTGATTTTACAATGAACTTTATTATATTAGCCAATATATCTTTATTAGTAAATTCTTCATCACCTCTATATAAATTTAGACCACATTCTAAACAAATATTTTTTGTTTCTTTATAAAATTCTACATTTTCCCCACTAAAAGGAGTTAAAAGAAATACCATTTTTCTATCTATACATATATCCTTTTCTGTTAAACCAAAACGTTTTATAAAATTAGAAATTTGTACAGTTTCATTATCATATTCTTTTTTTTGTGCAGATAATGGTAAGTGATTTACCATTTCCCAATCTTGCTCAGTATTTACAAGTTTCTTTTGCAATTGGGATATTTCATGTTCGAGATGCTCTCTCATCATACTGTACTTTGTTAAATCTAGCTCTATTTCTTTTAGTTTACTTTGTCTATTGAACGTTGAATTTTTTATGAATCTAAGCAAATTAAGGCATACAGTTAGTACTGCTGTGGAAATAGATACGATAACCAAAATATTCGTATAATCTGTATCAACATCTTTTTGTAAAAACATAAACATTAAGAGAACAAGAAAATATAAAGATATTATTACCTCCATGAAGCCATTTTTTTTGTCCATACTATTTCCCTCCATAAATTAATATTGAAACACAGTAGGCAGTAATTGATAAAACATATGATAAGATACAATATGTACAGCATCCAAATATCGCCTTTTTTGTTCTATTTGTACTTTGATATATAGCAAGCGAAGCTTTACAAAATCCAAAGGTAAAAATAGCCAAAACAATTTCTACCGAAAATATGCCAAATCCAACACCTAAATTCGTATTCACAGAACATATATAAGAACTTATATATCCCAAAGCCAAAATAATGATATCCATTGGCAACTCGAAAAATGCTGAAATATAATCCACAAAATCTGGAGGGTATTTGCGAAATATTTTCAATCCATAAGCACATATAACCAAAAGTGTTGGCATAATAATACTTAAATTATCTAAAGTAAAAAGATTTTCTATCGCACTTTGCATATTATCCCCCTTGTATTTTATAAAGCAATAGAACTATTTCATTATAGCATACCGATAAAACTACAATGTTTCCAATCCTACCTTGCAAAACAATACTCATCTCATCTTCATTTAATCATTGCATATTTATTCATATCCTAATATCCGTCTTATTTCAAAACTGTATATCATTGTACCATATATATTGTCAATTTGCTACAAATTTGCAAAACAATAATTATAGATTCCTCTGCTCCTCCTATATCTTCAAACTTTTAGTCTGTCATTTTTTCGCGGACAGTTCAATACATGCCATCCTTTTCTGTTCCCTGCTCCTGCGTTTGCTCTCGTTTGACTTCTCCCTCTGTATCTTCTTGGCACAAGCAGGGCAATACTTGGATATAGCAGAGCCGGGGACGTATTCAATGCCACACACCGTACAATGTTTAGCGGGTAACGCCGTCCACCGCTTCGTGGGTGTGATATGTAATTCACCGACAAAGCCGATGAATTTATAGTAAATCTTGATTTCCTGCTTTACTGTTCCGTCTGATAACTTCTCACGCTACGAAACAAGTATCTTGTCTATCAGTGCATTTACAACGGTTGCATCCAGTTCCTTTAAGCCTTGATAGTTGCGGATAAGGGAGAGAAAGTCACGGATTCCCTGCGATTTCTCATAGCTTTCGTTGAGCGTTTCCGTTACTTCCCTCAACCGCGCTTCGATTTCAAGCTGTTCTTTCTGGTATTTCCCCGACATCATCTCGAAATTCCGCTCGGTGATGCGCTCCATGACCTTATCCTCATAGAGAGAGGAAAACAGCCTGTCAAGCTCCGCAAGGCGTTTATTCAGCTTCTTCCGTTCTTTTTCCATTGCTTTTGCCTTGCTCTGGTCTGTTTCCGTGAGCCGCTTCTCAATCGCCCTTACCGCCCGCTCGTCATTCACCGCCATATCCGCAAAACGGTTGATGTCGGCAAGGACAGCATTGAATAAATCCCTCGCTTCAATGGCGTGTGCGGTACACATGACGTTGCCGTACCTGCCATAATTATTACAGGTGTATTGTATGCAGTCGATAATGTCGGAGCGTTTCCTCCTGTTTGCGCTCATAGCCCGCAAAGCATAGCCGCAGTCCGCACACTTGATAACGCCTGAAAAAATATTCTCAAAGCCGCCCTTATTCTTTTCCCGTCTGCGGCTCGTCATAAGCTGTTGGACAATATCAAATTCCTCCTGCGTGACTATCCCCTCATGGGTGTCTGGTATCACTTCCCATTCTTCGGGCAGCTTAGAGGGGCGCTTCTTGCTTTTCATGTTGGCGGCAATCCGCTTATAGCCTGCAAGGTTCCCAGCATAGATAGGGCTTCTTAAAATATTCCTCAAGCTGTTCTCGCTCCAGATATAGCGGTTTTCTTCATTGTCCTCAAAGTACCGTTCATAGCCTGTCGCCCCCTGCTCCGCCGCATATGCGGCAGGGCGTAAAACGTGCTGGCTGTTGATGTGCTTGCGGATTTTTCCAAGTCCGTTTCCCGCCAATGCAAGGTCAAATATCTCCCTTACAACGTGCGCCACCTTATCATCTATCAGCAGATGGTTGTGGTCGGCAGGGTCTTTGACATACCCATAGGGCACATACGTCCCCATGAATTTCCCCTGCTGGAACCTCGCACGGTACGCCGATTTTATCTTGACCGACACATCGGCAGAATACATTTCGTTTAGGATATTTCGGAAAGGCGTGATGTCCATCGCCGACTTATTGAGAGTGTCCACGCCGTCATTGACTGCAATATACCTCACATTATGCTCTGGGAAAAAGACTTCCAGATATAATCCGCAGTCAAGGTAATTCCTCCCCAGACGGGATAAATCTTTCGTAATCACGCAGTTTATCAGCCCGTTTTCAATGTCTTTAATCATGTTCTGGAAGCTCGGTCTTTGGAAATTCGTACCAGAATAACCGTCGTCTATGTAAATGGTGTCTTTGATACAATTTGATTTTGCCTTTGTACATTTTGATTTTTTATACTTTTTGATTTTGCCTCGTTGGGGGAGGGTTCAAATCGGCAATGGGTGAAATAGCACGGTAGAAATATTCATACTTTTGTGGTATTATGTATTTGGTAATTTAAAAGACAGAAACTTGTTGTATCATGCTAAAGTGAGGTAACCAATAATGAGAGAATGTATTATCTGTGGAATTCCACTAAATAACGAAAATAAATCAAAAGAGCATATTATTCATAATGCAATTGGTGGCAGTCTTGAAGATGAAGGAATATACTGCAAAACGTGCAATGGGCTGTATGGTTCCAAACAAGACAAGGCATTTACTCAGATATTTGCTCCTATTGTGGCTAAAATAAATATGCACAAAACTCGAAATACTAAAGGTACACCATACACTGGAGTTATGTGTGATCAGGACGGAAATTTATATACCGCAACATATAAAGCTGGTAAGGTAATAAAATTAGAAAATGCAGATTCGAAATATGTAAAATATGAAGAAGGCAAGTTTAAGTCTTTATATTATCATTTCAACCTTGATAATGATGCATTCAAATTAGGCCTCTCTAAAATTGCATTTAATTATGCGATTCATTGTGAAGTGCCGACTTGTTGTCTTGATAAAATTTTTGACTGTTCTACAAAAAAATTAATCAATAAACCTATTGTTATTCCATTTATCCCTATGACATTATTTGACACTACAATGGAAATGCATCCTGTTGAAAGAATTTTTCATGCTGTACGAATCTTCAATTGTGGAAATTTTCTATACGCATATATTGAACTTTTCAATACTTTTCAACATTATATTCTACTGTCAAATAAATACGACTTCGTAAAATATGGCAATATTGATAAATCATATAGCAATATTATAGAGATGAATGAACCTTTAGAAAAAGATTTACTGGAATCTGTAACGCCTAGAGATTTTAAAGATGCGGATATTATTCGGGGACAGTATAATATTGACACAGATCAGTTGCTGGAAGATCTCAGAGAATATCATAATTATGATTGCCTTGATCGTTTTGAACAATTAAATATGCTGTTTACTCATATAGGTAAAAAAGCTTATGAAAAAATCCGCATACAGTCATATATCAAAGAATATAAGGAACTAATCAATCATCACTATGATTCCATTAACTTTTTAAAAGCAGTTCATTCTTCCGAGGATATTGAACACATTTCTCAGTTTTATGAAGCTTTTCAATTTTACACAATTTATGATGATGACTGTGTTAACATTGACTATTACAAAAAATTTCTTCCAAATGGCGTTGATTATCCAACTGCTATTTGCATGATTTTAAATAGTGGTCATAATATAACTTCTTATGGTCACACCAAATTCTATATGTTGATGAATCGCTTTGATTAATGTTCACTATACTATTTTTATGCAAAAAACTTTACAAGGCGTATTTTTATTTATATATGAAAAGTATCCCCTGTCGGCATATTGCCACAGGGGATTTACACTTTTATTTCCGTTCCGTCCTTAAAGGTAAAGCGGATATCTTCCTTGCTAAAAACTGTCGCATATTCAATCAAGCTGTACCATAAATCCTCATCAAATTCTGTAACCAGCTCTTCCTGCTTTTGCAGTCCATCAAGGAACAGCTCTATTTTTTCTCTGTGTGCCTGTTTTTCCGTAATGGCCTGGCTTACCTCATCCAGCCGCCCCTGCACACTGTCTAACCGCTTTGCCAGCCCGTCATATCTTTTCTGGTATTTTTTCTGGTCAAGGGCGATCCGTGCATTTTCTTTGATACACTGCTGTACCAGTCCTGCTACCACATTCAGTTCTTCCTGAAGCTGTGACCGTTCCGTTTCCAACGACCGCAAATCAAAGAGCGTATCCTTGATGGTGTTAAAGTTCTCAATAATCTCATCTTTCTCAGTCAGAAGGATATTGACCGCTTTTACGAAAAGCTCCTTAATGGTTTCCTCATTAAGATGGGGCGTGGTGCATTTCTTGCCGCCGTCAAATTTATGGTTGCACTGCCAGATGGTCTTACGGTATTTACTGGTGGAATGCCAGACTTTGGAGCCATACCAGCTTCCGCAGTCACCGCATTTTATCTTGCTTGAGAAAGTGCTGACGCAGCTTTGGCGGTTCTTCCCTGGGCATCGGAGGGCCATCTGCTTCTGTACCGCATCAAATTCCTGTGAGGATATGATTGCAGGATGGTTGCCCTCCACATAATACTGCGGGACTTCTCCTTCGTTGACTTTCTTCTTTTTGGAAAGGAAATCAACTGTGTAGACTTTCTGCAGGAGCGCATCGCCCTTGTATTTTTCGTTTGTCAGGATGCTTTTCACCGTTCCTGATGCCCATGTCTTTTTGCCTCCCGGTGAGGGAATCCCGTCAGCCATCAGTATCTTGGCTATCGCATAAGGCGAACGCCCCTGCAGGAAAAGCCCGTAGATCCTGCGTACCGTCTTTGCCTGTTCCTCGTTTACCACAAGGTTGCCGTCCTCGCCCCTGTCATAGCCGAGAAATCTTTTGAACGGCACCGTTACCTTTCCATCGGCAAAACGCTTTCTCTGTCCCCAGGTGCAGTTTTCCGAAATGGAACGGCTCTCCTCCTGTGCCAGCGAGGACATGATGGTGAGGAGCAGCTCGCCCTTGCCGTCAAATGTCCAGATGTTTTCTTTTTCAAAATAACACTCCACGCCGCTTTCTTTCAGCCTGCGGATGGTGGTGAGGCTGTCAACCGTGTTCCTTGCAAAACGGGATACGCTTTTGGTGATGATGAGGTCGATGCGCCCTGCAAGGGCGTCCTCCACCATTTTATTGAAGCCGTCGCGCTTCTTTGTATTACAGCCGGTTATGCCTTCATCAGCGTACACGGATACAAATTCCCAGTCGTCCCTGCCGTTGATATAATTTGTGTAATAATCCACCTGCGCCTCATAGCTGCTCTGCTGTTCCTCGTGGTCGGTGGAAACACGGGCGTATGCCGCCACCCTGCGTTTTTTCAGGCTACCAAGCGAATCTGCTGTGAATCTGTTCTTTGTCGCGGGTATCGTGACTACGTTCTTTGCCACCGCTTTGTTCCCCCTTCCTTAAATTCATATACAAGGCTGCCGTCCTCAAGCGCCGTTATGTCTTTTATCTGCTTTTCAAACTCTGCCCCGTCAAATTCATCCATGCCCATGATATAAGCGGAGACTGTGCGTATATTGAAGTCGGCAAGGTCTTTTCCGCAGCATTCTGTCCTGGCTTTTGATTTGCCCGAACACCGCCAGTAAACATGTTTTCCGTAAGCAGTGTACCTGTGGTATAGGTTACCGCAGGAGGCACATTTAATTTTCCCGGTAAACTCATCTGTTGAGGTTGTTCTGTGAATGCTGTTTCTGAGCTTCAATGTTTCGTAAGTCTTAACCGTGCCGTCTTTCATGTGGAAATCAATGCTCCCTGTTTTCTGCACCACCATCCGCTCCACAGTCTTCAAAAAATATCCTTCATCAAATGTTTCCTGTTCCATGATGCCGCAGAAGATTTCCTTTATCTCACTGTCGGGATAATTCACGCTGTCGCAGGTTACCCCATGATTGCTTTTTGCCCTGCAGTACCAGTAAAGATGCCTGTCTCTGCTTTCACTGACTGCCCGGCCGTACCGCCTGCCGCACTGCCCGCAGAATATCTTCCCATCAAAGATATGTTTTGGTCTTTTCCTTCCAGGCTCTGATTTTGGTTTTTTCGGCGGAGGCGGTGGCATATTCCATATCTTTGTTGTGCCATCAAAAAATTTTACCTCAAGGCTGCCGTCAGGCATGGATATGATCTCCTTGACCGAAGTTTCAAAAACCTTATTATCAAAAGTATCCGTACCAAGCATTTCTGCGAAGATTTTATACAGTTCCGATTCAAGGTAATTATGGCTTTTGCAGGACATCCCCACTTCTTTCTTGCTGCGGCAGAACCATTTTGCATCATTTCTGCATATCCTTCTCGTGAAAAACATCCCGCACGCACCGCACTTGATTTTCCGTGTAAATGGATATGTGGGGTTCTGCATCGCCGCCCGCCGCTGCATTTCTGCCTGGACCTTTGCATAAGTTTCACGGTCAATGATGGCTTCGTGGCAGTCGGCCATATAATACTGCGGAAGTTCTCCATTGTTTTTTACCTTTGTTTTTGTGATAGGGTCTGCCATGTAACATTTCTGCCGCCTGATATCCCCCGCATAGACCTCATTAAAAATCAACTGCCGTACCGAGCCTTCCTGGAACTCATTCCCAAGCACCGAACGGATGCCTGCCTTGTTCATGCTCTCCGCAATGCAGCGGAGGGAAATGCCGTCTATGTACATCTGGAACATCCAGCGGACGGCTTCCGCCTCTTCGGGGATAATGATGTATTTTTCCTGTTCTTCATCATACCGGTATCCGAGCAGGCGCTTATTTGCCACACCGATCTCCCCGGACTGGAACCTTTTCCTTATGCCCCATTTACAGTTCTCGCTGATGGAACGGCTTTCTTCCTGTGCAAAGGAGGCAAGGAGCGAAAGCATCAGTTCCCCGTCCTCGGACAGCGAATTGATATGCTCCTTCTCAAAACGGACTTCTATGCCAAGTTCCTTTAAATGCCTTACCGTCTCCAGAAGGTCTACGGTATTCCTTGCAAACCTTGATATGCTCTTGCATAAAATGATGTCAATCTTTCCCGACTCACAGTCTGCGAGCATACGGATAAATTCATCACGTTTCGATATGTCCGTGCCGCTTATCCCGCAGTCAGCGTACACGCCTGCATATTCCCATTCTGGGTTGCCCTGTATCAGGGAGCTGTAATAGCTTATCTGTGCGGAAACCGAATTCATGAGCCGTTCCGTATCCCTCGATACCCTTGCATAAGCCGCCGCCTTTTTACGTTTTGGCAGGATGGGGAATGCAGGCTCTATCCTGCTGATTTTCTTCAATAAAATCAACTCCTTCCGCTACTATACATCACTCTGAAAGGGCATTAAGTCAAGGGTTTTCCGGCTAATAATGTACCCAAAGCCGGGCGGTATTTTTCGAGCAGTATTGTATCAATTTCCGAATATTCTTCCTTTGAGATGATGCCTTTTTCAAGCATGGATCTTGCCACGGAAAGGGATATGCGGTACATTTTTTCTGCCCTGAACTGCTTTTTATCCATTATCCTCACCGCCTTTGAAACGGCTTCTGACATAGCACTCATGGGAGCAGTATTTCCGGTGGGAATTGCCGTAAGCTGTAAACGCCTTCCCACAGCCGGCACAGACAAAAGAATAGACCGCCCTCTGCTTTATCTGTCCGGGATGTTCGTGCCACCATTTCTCACGGCATTCACGGCAGCAGAATATTTTTTTCTTTATTCCCTCAGACTGCCGTAGCTTATTCCCACATTCACGGCAGAAGCCGTCTTCCGTCTGTCCATCTGGATTTACTGTTTTACCAGGCATTTCACCTGCCAGCCCATTCCTCCTGCAGAAGCTCCTGACCGTATCCCTTGATATATCCAGTTCCTTTGCGATTGCTGTATATCCGCAGCCCTCTTTTCTAAGCTGTATGATCTGCTGCCTCTGTCCGTCAGTCATAAAATAACGCCTCCCATACCTATGCGTTTTGATGAGGTGTTTTCCTAAAATAAAAACTGCCTCTCACTATACGGAGATTTGGAGGCGGTTTTGGTACCCCAAAAATCAAAATATTGTTTTGTGTCATTTTATGAATGACGGGCTTGTCACTATTCACGACCATTTTCGACTAAGAAACAACAAAAAAAGCCGCAGGCACTGAACCCAGATGTAGGGTGAGTGCCTGCGGCATAATACTTTACTTCAATAATTCATTTACTTTTTTCTGCACAGCGGAATAATCATATCCTGCGGCAGTGAGCTTTTTCTTTCGTTCATCACTGTTGCCCCAATCGCCACGGATAACTTCACGGGCGATGGCGTCAATGGATTTCTTTGTGCCTGGTGCATCAGCCGGATATACCTTTTTGCCGTTTTCATCAAACACGGAATAACCTTTGTTGGAATCGGCACATTTTTTCGCATTGGCAAGGACGCTGAACGCACCTTTCTGTGATTTGCTGTCTGCCCATGTCTTACGCACACGGTAAAGCTGCTTTTTATTGGATGCAGGCTTTGGCTCTGATGGTGAACCGAGAGCCGCCGTAACCTTTGCCGCCAGATCGCCGAGCCTTGCATACAGCCAGCCGCCGGGGCAGGATTTGTTTGCAAACCAGCGGTGGACGGTCAGCACCATCTCATCCGATTTTGGCGTATAGTTTAAGGTCTTGTTCCTGTCACCGAGCCACAGCAGTTTCTTTTTGCCGTTCCGCCTGCAGATATCCGTGCAGAGTTTAATGAGTGAATCATAAACTTTGCTGTTCATTGCATACGGTTCCGTTTTATCACTGGCACACTCAATCGTGACGGCCCTCTGGTCGTTTGCATTACTTGAGGAACACCAGGAGCGGTTTTTCTCCTCCACGCACAGGGAAACTTTTCCATCCGTGCCGATCCCGTAATTACAGCTTGCCTGCCTTGACGGGCTTGTAAAGCATCCGCAGATACTCTCTGCAGAGAGCTGCCCCACAACGCAGTGGGGAGTGATGCGGTCAATGCTGTGCGTCCTCTGTCCTGAGTGGTTCGGGCTGAGCCTGGTGTAAGAAACCATAGAACTGTTTGTATAAGCCATGATTATTTGTCCTCACTTTCCGAGCGGCTGTGTAACTGCTCTAATACTGTTTTGATTTTTTCAGGGACGGGAAGCCCCAGGTATGCCGCATTCTCCAGAAGGCTCACGCCCTCATTGGAAATGTAGAAGAAGATAACTGCCGTCCTTAACACGCAGCCCGTTCCGATAACCTGCACATCAAGGATATTTGCGACACCCACAAGCAGGAAGATCAGCACCTTTTTGAAAATGCCTTTGAATCCGACTTCGCTTGACAGCCTGTGGTCAATGACCGCACACATAACGCCCGTGATATAGTCGATAGCCACAAATGCAATGAGCGCATACAGCAGGCCGTCACAGCCGCCGAGAAACCAGCCGAGCCACCCTCCAATGGCCGTAAAGATGAGTTGGATTGTGTTCCAGAATTCTTTCATGATGAATCCCTCCGTTTCTTAAATTTTTGTATGAAAAAAGCACCTCGTGATGAGATGCCGATTTCCGATTGATATTTCATTATTCCGTCCGTTTCCACATATAGCAGGTGATATACGGCTGCAGGTTGCTGTGGGCGTTCCCGCTTCCTGCGACGGCAGTAGAGCCGGAAATGGTATGCCCGTGGCTGCCGCCGCTTGCAGTTGATTTATTCGTCAGGGCTGTATATGTCGTACTGTCAACCACAACTTTGTTGCTGGCATTGTCAACGCCCCATCCTGATTTCGTCAGATTGAGGTTATGCTTATGGGCGCCGCC